ACAATACCCTGAGAACCTTGAGGGCCTGCGCTACCTTGTGCGCCAGCATTACCTTGAGCACCAACAATACCCTGAGAACCTTGAGGGCCTGCGCTACCTTGTGCGCCAGCATTACCTTGTGCTCCTGCGTTACCTTGAGCACCAATAATACCCTGAGCACCTTGTGCGCCAGCATTACCTTGGGCACCTTTTATTCCTTGCGCACCTTGTTCGCCTTGAGCACCTTGTGTTCCTGCGTTACCTTGTGCTCCAACAATACCTTGGATACCTTGTTCGCCTTGAGCACCTTGTGTTCCTGCGTTACCTTGTGCTCCAACAATACCTTGGATACCTTGGGCACCAATAGCACCCTGCGCACCCGCATTACCTTGTGCTCCAACAATACCCTGAGAACCTGTAGCACCAGTAGTACCCTGTGCTCCTGCGTTACCTTGAGCACCAATAATACCCTGAGCACCTTGTTCACCCTGAGAACCTTGAGAACCCGCATTACCCTGTGCACCAGTAAAACCTCGAGCACCTTGAGAACCAACCGCACCCTGTGATCCGACACTACCTTGAGCACCGGTATCGCCTTGAGGGCCAATATCACCTTGAGAACCCTGAGCACCAACAGCACCCTGAGCACCAACAGCACCTTGCGGCCCTGCTTCACCAGTAGTACCCGTTGGCCCTTGTGGGCCAGGAGTTGTACCTGCGGGCCCTTGTGGGCCGGGTTCACCGGTATTTCCTATCGGGCCTTGTGGGCCAGGAGTTGTACCTGCGGGGCCCTGTGGCCCTGCGTCACCTTGAGTACCAATCGGGCCTTCCGCTCCTTGAGGGCCTGCGCTACCTTGGGAACCAACCTCACCTTGAGCACCAACGTCACCAACGGCACCCTGAAGACCTTGATCTCCTTGTGGGCCCTTAGAACCTTGAGCACCAACGTCTCCGACATTACCTTGAATACCGATAGAACCTTGAGCACCAGCAGCACCTTGAACACCAACGTCTCCGACATTACCTTGAATACCGACAGAACCTTGAGCACCAATAGCACCTTGAGCACCTTGCTCACCAACGTTACCTTGGATACCAGCAGAACCCTGAGAACCTACAGCGCCTTGAGCACCTTTGTCACCAACATTACCTTGGATACCGACAGAACCTTGGGCACCAATAGCACCCTGCGCGCCTTGCTCACCAACGTTACCTTGAATACCAGCAGAACCCTGAACACCTACAGCACCCTGTGCTCCAACTTCACCAACGTTACCCTGAATACCGATAGAACCTTGAGCACCAGCAGCACCCTGTGCTCCAGCTTCACCAACATTACCTTGGATACCGACAGAACCCTGAACACCTTGAATTCCTTGTGGGCCTATTTCTCCGACATTACCTTGAAGTCCTTGTTCACCAACTGAACCCTGAATACCTTGGACACCAATAGGGCCTACGTTACCTTGTAGTCCTTGAGAACCCTGCGCACCAACTGCGCCCTGTGCTCCGACTTCACCAACATTACCTTGAATACCTTGGTCACCTTGATTACCCTGCGCACCTTGTGCTCCAATTTCACCAACATTACCTTGGATGCCCTGAACTCCAGTACTACCTTGAGCGCCTTGAGCACCAATCTCTCCAACGTTACCCTGAAGACCTGTAGCACCAATTGCCCCTTGGACACCTTGGACACCGATAGGGCCTACATTACCTTGTAGTCCTTGAGAACCTTGAGCACCCTGAGCACCCTGTGCTCCAATCTCTCCAACATTACCCTGAAGTCCCTGAGCACCCTGAGCACCTTGTTCACCCTGTGCTCCAATTTCTCCGACGTTACCTTGGATACCTTGGTCACCTTGAGGGCCTTGTTCTCCTTGGTTACCGCGTTCACCGACATTACCTTGGATACCTTGGACACCAGTGATACCACGAACACCCTGAGGCCCAATCTCTCCGACATTACCCTGAGAACCTTGGGTACCAATTGCCCCTTGGACACCTTGGACACCAATAGGGCCCTGCGGCCCGATGATTCCTTGAGCACCCTGAGAACCAATTTCCCCCTGACCACCTTGAGGGCCCTGCGGCCCCGTATCACCAATCTGAGTGTTCTCGATAGTGTAGTTAATTAAATCAATCTCATACTGTAAATTGATGGTATTTGAGTTTAATGTCGTGAGAATAGTATCGTGTTGCGTGACGCGTGAATCCAGAAAACTAATATTGTTCTGGTTGTCAAGAACAGTTTGAACATTCAATCCATTTAGGTAAGTGCCAACTGAACTATCAATGTAATTAGAAATAAATTCTGGGGTAATAGTACCCGCTGCGCTCATATCAACAAGCGAGAACATCTCTTGAAAGTTCGCATTGATTTTAGCAGAGGCGTCTCTTAGAGTATCACCTTTCCCGTCATTAACCGAGGTGCCTGTATTAATAATTTGCCGAGTCATTGTGCTCTATTTCCTTTTTTATTATCCACCGCCTTCACCCGCATCCATAGTTTCGTAGGTCTGTGACGCATCCAATCCACCATCGTCTAGTGTAGGTGGTTTAACACCAACCCACTCTGCGACACTATCGTTGAAGTCGTCTACAATCTGTTGAAGAGTTATACCGTCATATTTCTCTAGAGTTTCTAAAGAACTTATAAGTATACCTTCTCCGGCGTCTTTCTGTGCTTGAGTTCTCGCATCTACTGGGTCATTCTCTTCCATAACAAGTAAAGAGTATGTGGGTCGTAGGTCTACGTCTATGGGTGTTGTCTGTATTTCAATAGCATAACTAGGTATTTCTAGTGGGTCTGTTGTATCCCCCGCTTTCAAATAAACTTGTGCTTCACTTAATGTCTGTACTTCCGCAGAAAGGTACCATCCAGCGGGGTGTACCATTTTCTTATAAAAACTTTGATAATCGTCTAATGACATACCTGTTTTCAAAAGAATTGAGAATATCTGATATTTTCTATCGTCCTGAATATACTTCAGAGACTTAGGCCCTATTAAAGAGTTGCCCGGTCTGTCATTTAAAATGAATATGTTATTCTTAGGGTACACGACCTCAACATCCTCGTCAAAGAATGCTTTAAAGAATTCATTCACCGATAACACAGTACCTTTAGCGCGATAGAAGTCTGCCAGTAATCGAGTCATCAACCTAGCGTCTTGCTGTGGATGAAATGATTCTCTTGTCAACCCATCACTTATCTCTGATATTAAAGTATCTAGGTCTATTAGATTAACGTGCGATATATCACGAGCATTAAACAAATCATAAATCTGTTCACTGAATGTTGCTAATCCCTGTTCTTCCTGATACTCATAGTACTTCTCAAGAAATTCTACTAATCTTGGATATTCGCTTTGATAGAATTCAGGAAGTACACCCTTTACTATGGGAGCGTGGAAACTCGGTCGATAAATTTCCTTTCCAATAATTTGTGCCATTATAGAGAGACCCTAGTTGTACCATCATCTAATACAGCCTCTGTAGTTGATAATGATTTGTCTAGTGATATCACATAGTTACGTAAAGGTTTTACTGTACTCTGGTTAGCAGGTGTAGCACTTACTTTAATAGAACCGCCAACATAAGAATCTTTATCGATTGACAACGCAATCAGGGATACCTTACCTTTAGCTGGGTCATACGTACCGATGTTATCTATTTTAACTATATTATTCAGATCAACTAACTGTAGTCGAGTAGAACCTAGTTTGTTTTTAATGCTAACATTCTGTCCCTGCCACTTAAAGCCAGTAGACGTTATGATATAGTCATCATTATCTGGGTTAGCTAATATAACTGGGAAGTTTAATGTCCAGTTTCTGGTTATTTCCGAAACAAGTTGACCTGTCGCGGATTCGATTGCCGCAATTTCTGTGGAGACTGGAATACGTTGCTGTAATTTAACATCCATTCTAGAGTTGATTATGTACTCTGATATGTTATCAATTTCAGTCAATAAGTTAGAACGTCTAAATGTAGAGTTAAACTTCTCTAAATTAGCTGACACAAAGTCATCTACGATGACATTCACCAATGCTTGAAGAGTTTCGACAGAAGAAATGTTTTTGGTCTGGTCTACTTGGAAAACTGTGCGCAATTCGAGGTATGTGGTTTCTGGGTCAACAAACTCAGTGTCGATAGACATAATAGATAACTTAGAAGTTAAGTTGTCTTTAATACTACCCTTAACAGTTTCTTGAGCAAACTCACTGATACCGTCAATAAAATTAAGACTTACAAATACCTTACCGTACTGTGGAGGTTCGTTATCGTTACCACCCCAACAGAAAACATCCTTGATAAAAGGTGAAAATTTCTGGGATATTAATGTACTATAGTCATTCGCAGTAACCAATCTTTGCTGTGAAGTAAACCCACGAGGTGCGTTCAACTTAATTGACGAAGTAGTTTCTCTTGCAGAACCTCCATTAGCTGGAGTAATCGTGGTAACATTAACTGAGTAAAAGTTACTCAAGTAACTAATTTGTGCCGTAGAGAATACAGACGCACCATTAGGTTCCGCCCCTCGTGAGGAACGGTACTTTATTTGTATACGGTTACCCGCAATAGGACTACTGCCTAGGATTCTACCACCACCAAAATAAATCTCATAGAACCCATTGGATGACTCACGCAACATAAAGATGTGAGAATTTCTATCAATAGTAGATACTTTGTCAATATTAGTGTAATTTAAACTATCTACACCAGTCCAGTCGCTAAACACTTGGACTTCCATACTGTCTGTATCAATCGTTGCGTCTTCAATAACATATACGTTATCGTCAGAAGCGTTACCTACTAAGAAGTTCTTAGTTTTAATTTCACCTTCATAAACGGTTATAAGTTCACTACCTGCTGCCGTCTGGAATATATACTGGTCACCTGACTTTCTAGAAGTATATTCGCTGGGCGTTTTAAATGAATATAGTATATCATCATACTGAGCAAATAATTCTGTACCTTTCGGTAAGGATATAATATCAGGCCCGTTGGGAATAACTACTGATATTTTAACTTCAGCAGATGACGCAGTTCGAGATTTAGGTACATACCCTAAAAGTTCCGCATGGTTAACCACCGAAGTACGAAGTTGTGCCGTAGTGATGAATGACTCATTGATAGCCATATTAGCAATCAGACCATTCACATGAGTGTTATAAGCGAGAACATCTAGTATGCTAGATAGTCCAGACGCTTCAAAGTCATAATCAGTAAACTCACCACTTTGCTTGTAGTAGGTCTTCAGTTTATTTTTAATGTTTACAAAATCGAGATCCGACGTTGATATAGGCATTTAGCGTATCCTCGCAATATTCACGTTCAAACTTACCTGCTCTAATGTACTGATAACCTGAAAGGTGATTGTTAAATCTAAAGAGTTATAATCGGGTGAAAATTTACTAACGACCCTTTGTAGTTTCGCTCGTGGTTCGTAATTATTAATAGCGTTGCGTACCATCGATTTGATATTATCGTCGTCAAACTCATCACCTAACTCAAATAACATACCTTCCAAGTTCGCTCCAAATGACGGAGCAAAAGGTTTAGACCCTCTGTTACACAACAAAAGATTCTTGACAGACTGAGCCACAGAGGAGGCCTCCGTCTTCTTGTATATATCTCCAGATGGTTTCACCGTAAACGAACAATCGATATCCGAGTTTTTCTTTTGAATAGAACTCGTGATTGGTCGAGTGGTAAGATTGCCATCTTCTATTGATGTGAGTTTTTTAACTGACATGGGCTTCCAACTCTTTTTGTAGTATTTATACAGTTTGCTAAGGCGCAACAATCTCAATCTTGGTAGGAATGCCGAGTAATTCCAAAACATCACAAAAACTTAGCGTTAATAGTTCTAACAACTTACCGAGTCCGATGGCATCAAGGAATTTTTTAATCTTTTTTATCCATATACTCAATAAATGCCATTGCCAGTTAAGCGCAAAGTCGCGAGCACCTTTCTTGAAGTTATCAATATCTTGCTCTGCGGATTTAACTTTTCCTTCCATGTCACCGCCTATGATATCATCATATACGTTGAAACCAAGAATTTCTATTTCTTTCAATTGGTCAGCAATCATCGCATAACCCTTACCTTGAAGTTTAGCCTTCTCAGCATCTAGGTCGGGTTCCGACATGCCTTCGAAGAATCCTTCAACTCGTTCTATTTGTTGATTGACTTCGGCAATCTTATCTTTAACTTCATCCTCTATCTGTTTGATAGTAGAATCTATCCATTCATTGATATCAAAGTTCAATAGGTCTGGGAGTGAAGGTAATCCTAATGCGTCCCAAATCTCTTTAAATTTTTTGATGAGTTTGTTAAACAGATCCCACACCAGATTGGTAACCGCATTCATCATTTCAGACTTGATATATTGCCAAGTGATTTTCGCTTTCCACTCGCGGCACTTTACACCGTACGTACCATCCCATGACCGGAGAGGTTCTGGAATTAATAGATATAGTTCGTCAAGTCTTTCTTCAATCTGTAGTTTGATTCGGGCCTGTTCTTCGTCAGTGAATATTTCTAAAAGGTTTATTTCAATCCCCATTATATTCAAATTGAAGTCAACCGGTAACAGTTTAGATATTAGTTCCGCGATCTTGACTGGGATGAATAATTGATAATCTTGAATCAATTCATTGAAGGCATCGTCCGCCTCCTTTTCCCAATTTCGAATCTTCCCTTCTTTGTCCCAATACGGAGCAAGTAAATCTGATACCTGTTCAATAGTAGTTTCTACTTCGGTAATAATATCTTGTAATTGATCTATAAGCTCTTGTGCTTCAGCATCAACCTCGTCGACGAATTGATCTTTAAGGTCGATTATATTTTGTCTTAATTGCGTTGGGATGTTAGATAACTTATTAAACTCTTTGACAATGTCCGCACGAGTAGGAGGGAATCCACCCTCGCACGGTATCTCAATTCCTAATTCTAATATGGAAAGTTGATCTACCGCTAACACGCTCAAGGTTTTTAATACATCTAACTGTCCTTTACTGACCGAAGATACTGACGCTATTGGATTAGGTGGTTTAATCTGTAATACCGGTGTATCTACTACCGGAAACTCTTCTGAATCAGCCATTAGACATTATCCGCCCGAGTTTAGTGTTATAAATTCGCTACCATTAATGTTTACTGTATTAGCAGACACCGAAACCTTACCGTGACTTCCACCCACAGTTAAATTTATAGAGACTGGTTTATCCCCATTTGCGGGTACATATATGGAGATATTACCATCCTTATCCATTTCATAGTACGCACCCCCTTTATGCTTTTCTTTGATACGTTCAGCGCCAGGCGTATCATCATACTCTTTATAATGTCCGGTCTCTGTCTCGTATACCTTATTGAGAGGGTAGTTCTCCTTTGCCTTCTCGTTCGAATCCCCTGTTTTGGGTACAGTACCAATCACCATAGGCAACTGAGAGTTCTTCCCGTCAAGGAACATACCGAACACTTGTGTACCCTTTAGGATACCTAGGTTCTGCCCTTTACCTTCGTGGATACCCGTAGTGACAGGTACAACTATCTGGGCCCAAGGCAGGTCTTCGTCAGGAATTTCATCATATACACCGAAAACCCTAACCCTGACTCTACCCAATTTCTCTGGGTCGTCCTTTACATTGACAACCTCACCCATAAACCATCTAGTCTGGTCGCCATAAAAATCTATTGAATTCTGCGGTATCATTGATTGGTCACCTTTTCATCCGACAACTTCACACAAGTGAGTGTCGCTACATAATTTTCAGCTCGGAACGCATGTTTAACCCCGAAGATGAGAAAGTCACCAGACTTCTTCATATCAATTGAGGTGGTATCATTACCATCTTCGGTGTTTATATTAGCAAGAAATCTGAGTCTGATTTTTTTACCTATACTATTATTACGTCTCCCTTTCATAAACTCAATGAAATTAACACTAATAGTAAGAGGACTCTTTTTCAAAACATGATCCATGCTCTTATTAATAACACTTAGTTTATAGTTAGCAAAGTCATCACTTTGTGATAGTGAATTAAACCCTTCATACGCATCCGTACTACCAATCTGAGTAATCTTGCGACTCTTTTTCGTATTGAGTTCCGATTTTCTGAAATAATCTAGCGCATCCGAAGTATTAGATATGAGCTTGTCATTTTTTATTTTCTGTGTAAAGTCCTTATCAATATCAAATATACCCGAGACTCTTTCGTTTTTAGTTATATCCAGAAAACTATATTCACCACCCACGATACCTTCGGAAATCATTTTAAATAAGTTATCAGTATTTTTGAACTGATACCCTAGTATAGTACGTCGTCTGATTTTAGACTCATTGTCATTACCTTGAGGTATGTTCGCTTGTATATGGGCGAATGGTACGTCCGGATTAATAACATCTTGTTCCATCAGTGTTTTGAGGTCACTGAAGATCAACTCATCTCCGATAAGAGAAGAGTATAGGTAGAAAGGATATCCTTCCTTAGTACTAGAATTATTTTTTATCCAAGAGATTGATTCCATCGGTGTTAAGTTAGGTACAATCACCCGCATCTCTTGTTTATCAGTGTCAGTCGAAGATACTTTCTTATTAATCAAGTCACTGATAGACCCAATAATTTTAGACGGTTTTCCGGAATACTGACGGTTAACATTAATCATATTAGACTCGTAAGCGATATCTTCTATGAGATGAACTACAACATTTTCTACCGTATCATGACCTTTCTGCGAAAACAAAACTTGCGTTATATAAAACGTTTTGGCGATAACTTTAGCATCAAGATCATCAGTCACTATCAGTTCTACATGAACTTTCTCACCACCCTGTAAATAACCACTTGTTATAACATCTCCGCTATCAATGAAGGATAGTGTGCCGGTGAGGTAAGGTTTATCTAAATGCTCGAACACGTCAAGGTCAGTCACCGCATTTCGGATATCCACTTTTTTGTGTGAAGTGAAATGAGTACTTTCGATGAGAACTTTTTTAAATTCAAAAGGTGTTTTATGTTCGAGTTCACTAATTGCTGTCATAACTTACCCATAGAGTCTTGAATGGCTCGCACAACAGAATTTATATTACCTTTGCGAAGTACGCGTATTTGTTTTAATGATTCATTCTGTTGGTGATAGTGCTCTTCGTGAGTCACTTCTATATCATTAACTCCGGGCCCGAGGTATGGGTCGATGTCTATAATATTACCTTCAATATCAGTATAAAAACGAGCGGACTTGTGTTCGGGTTCAACTGTGTTCACAAGCAATGTTTCCAAAACACCTTCGTTATTGGTAGAATCTAATTGTTCACCGTTAGAAAAGGAACCCGATACCATCTTCACTACAACTTGCCCGAGCCGAACATGTCGATGTAGAACTTCAGCAGTACCGTTCGCTCCTTGGATGGTTTGGTGGGTCAAGAACTTGTTTACAATATCCTCACTCGTGTTTAACACAATGTAAGGATGTTCTTTCTCCACTTTCGCTTGTACCTGAGCATACGGTAATGGCCATCCACGTTCGCGAATCTCATCGTTCATGAAATAGAATGTCCAGTGTAAATTAGCATCGCCGTACAACTTATATGCTACATGATCAGGACGTTCGCCATCAGCAATGTAGTAGTCAGTATAGAATGAGGTAGCATCCTTAACGTTATCCAAAATATCAGCGTACGCAGTAAGATTTTGCGCAATGGAGCGATCAGCGGTATCGCCGAATCTATAGAATATTTTAGGGAAGTATTTAAAGTATGCCATTAGTAACCACCATCTCCACTTTCGTCTGTGCTTTCTTCAATATCTTCGCGACTTAATGTTCTGTCCTCTACCATTGTAAACGACAAGTCAATTTCAGCAGGAGTTCCGTCTTCATGGAATGCCATTGAACCCGCATTATAATTTACACTGATACTGCGTATGAAGGTATTGCGTAATTTAGTTCCGACTCGTACTGGAGCCGCACCCTCGATGTCTGGCATAAACCAACTCGATACATCGAATACCATAGGATACTTATAACCCGCACTTATACCATCTCCCACACCACCAATCATCTCAGGGTATGCGGATTTCCTAAAGATATGAATAATATTTTTAATTTCGTCAGCCTCTTTCTTACTCTTAGGAATAAACTTAAACTGAAACTGAAACTCACGTATTCCTACGTTTCTGAACTGAGTCCGTATGTTTGGATTAACAGATACCGCTCCAGCAATACTAACTGCTGATCCTGCGGTTTCATTGATTTTCTGCGCCCCACGCGCAAGAGCAAGTCTTGCTAATGCGGGAGTCTTTGCGCTATTGACCATATCTGTGATAGATTGTTTTCCACTAGTAATAGATTGCGCCAACGCGCCCATCGCGCCACTACCTGACGACAACGCTTGAAAACCGGCAGCACCAGCAGTACCCAAACTAGGTGTGTCATATCCAAAGTTATCTGTGATCACTAGAGAGACTGGTAAGTATAGCGCTACCACGTCACCCGTGTATTCGATGCTTCTCGCTACTACTTCTTTTGACTCTGTACCGGCACCGGATTCGGCAGCTTTCACTGCTTCCGCTTCCTCTTCATTTTTTGGTTTACCGTCACCTTCGTCTTCGCTTGGTCGGTTAAGAGCAAACATACTTTCGAACAACGCACCAAAGTCAATACCTTTAATGGTCGGTGGTTTAATTTCTTTTATGTGAAATAATACCTTAGACCGAGAATTTGTAGTATCTAGAGGATACTGCAGTATCTTTTTTGACTTGGCTGTGTTGTCTGTAGTGTCGGTAGGTTCTGTTTCTGCCATCGGAATAACTCTCGGTTATAAATACTTTTTACTATTTATACATAAAGTTACTAATGAAAACATACAAAGGCAGATACCAACCGAAAAACCCAGAAAAGTACGCTGGTGATGTGGATAATGTCGTCTATCGTTCAGGTTGGGAACGACATGTTATGAAATGGTGCGACGAAAGTATAGACATCGTACAGTGGATGTCCGAAGAACTTGTTATACCGTACATATGCGAAACCGATGGAAGACCTCACCGATACTTCACCGACTTTGTTATTAAGTACAAGTCTGGACGAGTGGTTATTGTGGAAGTCAAACCTCATAAAGAGACCCTGTTACCCGTACGTAAACAAGGTAAGACTAGACGTACTATATTGACCGAAGGAATGACATACATCAAGAACCAGTCGAAGTGGAAGGCCGCTAAGGCGTATGCTGATGACCGTGGATATCACTTCGAGATATGGACTGAGAAAGAATTGACCGCAATGGGTGTCATGCCCAAGTCCACTCAAAAGATGCGTACCAAGAAACCCCTGAAAAAACTTGCGCCCTTCCGTAAGAAAAAGAAATAGTTCCTGTATAAATAGTAGGAATAGATTTTAACTCAGGAACTTTATGTCTACAGTATTTAACAGACTAGAACTACAAGCATTCCGTGCGGGTATTACTCCTCGCACAAAGGAGTCGCGAGCATGGTTCCAACAAAAGATTAAGAATCTACGTAGCATCAATCGTGAAGCATTGATGAAAGAAGAACCTTTAAAGCAAGTGAGTACCGAAATTGTCGGTAGCATGTATATGTTCTTCTACGATCCGAAGCACAAAGAGACATTACCGTATTACGATACGTTTCCTTTAGTGGTCGTTGTCGGGCCCGCAGAAGGCGGATTCCTAGGATTGAACCTTCATTACCTACCTCCTATCTTACGTGCTAAGATGTTGGACGGGTTGATGGAGATTACTACTAACAATAAGTTTAACGATTCTACGCGATTCAAGATGACATATGAGTTACTTGCGCGAGCATCGAAATTTAAGTACTACAAACCCTGTCTCAAACATTATTTGAATAAACAGGTAAAAAGTAAGTTCGCATTGGTTCCTGCTCCAGAGTGGGAGATTGCTACATTCCTTCCGACAGCACAATTCCGTAAGGCGAACTCTAAGAAAGTCTACGCAGACTCTAAGAAAATGATAGGTGGATAACCAATGGCATCAATAGAAGATTTAAAGAGTAGACTTATTAGTCGAGGCGGACTAGCGTCTGCTAACCAGTTTGGTGTGGTACTACCATCAAAAGTAGGTATCACTAAATTAAGTGGCGCTAAGAATAATAACATATTGTGTAAAAGCGCAACGTTGCCTGGCAGACAAATTACTACACTAGATAGACAAATTGGTCTGTATAGTGAAAAGATTGCCAATGGATTCCTCGTAGAAGATGTTACGTTGACCTTCCATCTTCTGAACGATTATAGTGTTCGTAAATATTTTGATAAATGGTTGGGAGCAATGGTAGGGCATATGACACCCACTCCCCCCAAAGAACCTAAACCTCCCGCAGAAGGCGAAGAAGCTAAACCACCAGCACCAAAACCTTTATCGAGGGGTGCCATCGGGTGGAAGGACGATTACGTTGCGGACATTATAATACATCAATTAAAAAAACCACAGGTTCGTGTGGGGTTCGACCTAGGGCCTTTAGATATTAATCTAGACCTACTGGGAGGTACCGTGTACAGTGTTAAACTGATAGACGCTTTCCCGACAAACGTATCAACTATTCAATTGAGTGATGACCTCGACGGATTAGTAGAAGTAACTGTTACATTTTCATACACCAACTGGGAGCCCTTTAAGGCTGACAAAGTAGGGTTATTCTCTGCTGACATCAATCTTAATTTCGGCGGCTTAATTTAAATTATAGGATTTATAATGGCATTACCAAAACTGAATGACACACCAAAATATCGCGTTACCGTACCATCTACAGGTCAGGAAGTTAGTTACCGACCTTTCCTAGTAAAGGAACAGAAGATGTTGCTGATCGCATCTGAGACGCAAGATAGAGTGGATATGGTTAAATCAATCATCAACACTATCAATGCGTGTACTACAGAAGACATCAAGGGAGAACTAACTACCTTTGATGTAGACTACCTATTCACTAAGATTCGGTCAAAATCCGTAGGTGAGACAAGTACATTATTAATTTCATGTACCGAATGTGAAATGAATAACGAAGTTGTGGTTGAACTCGATAAGATAGAAGTTGAGGGAGTGGCCACCGATGTTAAAATCAATATCACTGACGACATTGTTCTTGAAATGAGATACCCGACATACGAAGACTTTATGAAAAATGAGAAACTTCTACATGGTACGAGTGCTACAGAATCTCTACTAGAGTTGCTTATCACATGTATAGCGACTATATGTACCGAAGAAGAACGATACTCGACCAAAGATTCGACTAGAGAAGAACTAATTGATTTTATAGACTCAATGACAGCACAACAGTTCGAGACAATTTCGACATTTGTAAATGATATGCCCACACTTAAAGAAGAAGTTAAATTTACGTGTGCGCAGTGTAATACAGAGAACTCTAAAGTTCTAGAAGGCATAGATGATTTTTTTTGATTAATCTCTCTCATGACACGTTGGTAAATTACTACCAAGTTAACTTCCAACTGTTAAACAACTTCAACTACTCATTGAGTGATGTTGAAGAAATGTTGCCTTGGGAGAGAGAGATTTATTTGACCATGTTGATTGACGACCTAAAAGAAAAAAGAGAAAGAGCACAACAGCAGGGATAACCCATGATTGAAACATTAATAGAGCACCTAAAATCACAGAATAATACTCTGGATAGTGTTAACACTAACCTTACGAGTATGAACAGTTCTTTAGCGACAATGATTCTGAGTGACCGGAAGGACGAACTTCGTCGCCGTGAAGCAGATGATGATGCTAAAAGAGCAGCGAGTGCTGCCTCCCGAACAACCAGTACTGCCGGTGGTGGT